TGAAATTGGACACGAAAGAGTGACACGTGATGGTTATGTTGAAGTAAAGGTAAATCACTTTAAAACGCAGGGCAAAAACGATAATTTTAAATTAAAACATCGATTGCTTTGGGAATCGCATCACGGACCAATACCGGAAGGAATGATTGTCGTGTTTAAAACTGATGATAAAATAAACTTCACTATTGATGATCTTGAAATGATTTCGATGCGTGAAAATGTAATAAGAAACGGCCGCAGCGACACGGCAATTGTCAAAAAGTATTTAGGTATAAAGGAACCTGAAATGATTGAAAAGGTGTTGTTTGAAGTGCCTGGAATCATCCAATTAAAACGAACTAATTTAATACTAAAATCAAAAATAAAATCAAATGAGAATAATAATTGAAGATTTTAAAGATGCCGCTTTCACTTATGAAGGCACTCGCCATCAAGTTGAAAAAGCGAAAATAATCAACAATATAGCCGTAATTAAAACAAACCACAAAACGTTTTCGTGGACTGAAAGTGAATTAAAAAACTTTTATGATGAAGTGGCTTTTGTAGCTTCTGAAACTGGTGTTGTTGTGTCGGAATCTAAAGTGTTGAATGCGGAAATCATCCAGGCGAATTCGCTTTCGAATAGAATTGTGACAAAGCTGGAAGTAATGTTTGATGAATTATCGAATTCGCCAACTGAAGAATCTTATAAAAAAGCAAAGTCAATGGTTGATACTTCGAACGCAATGATGAATGTTATGGCTCAAAATTATAAATATTTAACTTTAAATAAGTAATGGATCATCCTAGTTTTTACGCCATTATACCAGCATCGGTTCGATACGATAAAAGGCTGAAACCAAATGCAAAGTTGTTGTATGGTGAAATCACGGCTTTATGTAGTAAAGAAGGCTTTTGTTGGGCAGATAATGCTTATTTCGCTGCTTTGTATGAAGTGGACAGAATAACGATTTCACGATGGGTTTCTTCTCTTGAAAATGCTGGTTATTTAATGATTGAACATTTTCAAAATAATGGTAATACTCGAAAGATTTTTATTGATAATATGGTTCAATCCCTATTGACAAAAAAGTCAATACCTATTGACAAAAAAATCAATACCCTATTGATTAAAAAATCAATACCTATTGACAAAAAAGTCAATCCTATATATGAGAGTATTACAATTAGTAATACAATGATTAGAGAACAAACCGCAATCGCTTTTCTTGAAATAAATCATCCTTCAGACTTCGAAAGATTAATGATGCAATACAAATCAAAAATCAATGATTGGATTGACTTTTCAGAAATGTTCGAAGCAAAGGTTCTTCAGGAAGGTTTGGAATTTAAAAGAAACGTGATTGAAGGTCGCTTTGTGATTTTTGCTAGAAATTGGATTAAGAACCAAAAGAAGTTTGATCCACAAGTTATCGAATTGAATCCTGGTCCGAAACAAAAAATAAAATGCTTCTAATGGAAAACATAACAAAAGGATTTACATCGCCACAAGCGGTCCAACTTGAAGAAGCTGTGATTGGTGCTTTGATGATTGATGTGAAAGGTGTTGATGAAGTATTATCAGTGATTCATCATTCGGATGTGTTCTATAAATACGAAAATAAGTTGATTTTCGAAGCAATTCAATCGCTTTATAATTTAGGAAATCCGGTTGATTTATTGACTGTATCTGCTGAATTGCGTAAGATGGGAACATTGGATCAGGCTGGTGGTGATTTGTATTTAATGCAATTAACACAAAAAGTTTCTTCGGCAGCAAATTCTGAATATCATTCCAGGATATTAATTCAAAAGTTTATTGCACGCGCCATCATCGCTTTTTCTACTAAAATAGTGGCTTTAGCAAACGATGAAACAACCGATGTATTTGATTTGATGTTGCGTTGGCAAAAGGAATTCGACAAAGTTGTTGATTATACCACTACCGGAAGGACCACAATCACCTTCGAAAATTCCTTGGATGAACTGAAACGATCTGTTGAATTATTGACATCGAATAAAGATGAAGTGAAATTAGTGGGTGTTGATACTGGATTCAAGAACATCAACAAATACACCGGTGGTTATCGCAACCAGGATTTAGTGATTGTAGCTGCTCGACCTGGAATGGGTAAAACTTCTAAAGTGTTGAAAACGGCTGTTGTAAATGCTCGAAAAGGTGTTGGTGTAGGGTTTATATCAATGGAAATGTCAATGCACCAATTAACGGCACGCGCTGTGGCAATAGACACAAACTTTCATCTAAAACAATTGATTAAATCAGGATTCGAAAAGCCTGAATACTTCATCACATTAATGCACCACACCAACAGAATGAAGGATTATCCATTGTACATCGATGATTCCGGTAAAACTGATATTACGGATGTGATTATCACTGCGAAGCTTTGGAAACGTAAGTATAACATCGGGATGTTGGTGATTGATTACATTCAATTGATGGGGGATCGTTCAATGAAAGGCAGCCGTGAGAATGAATTATCATCTATATCACGCAGATTAAAGAAGTTAGCAAAGGAATTGGATATTCCGGTGATAGTATTGGCACAAGTGAACCGTGAGTGTGAAAAGCGTGGAGCATCAAAGCGACCGTTTATATCGGACATTAAAGACTGTGGATCAATTGAACAGGATGCTGACATTGTAGAGTTTATTTATAGGCCTGAATATTATAAGATTGATATGGATGCTGAAGATTATGATTCGTCTGTGGCACATATGATTTACGCTGGTGCTAATACTGAAATCATATTTGCAAAGTATCGAGGTGGATCTACTGGAACCACACTATTGAAATGGGTAGGTGATAAAACAAAGTTCATTGATGTTGATGATGATAATGATATGAATGAGGATATCGAAGCTGTTGAACGTGTGCTTCCAATGATTGAACCTGGTGAAGCATTCGATGATGTTGAACCTTCTGATGTACCATTCTAATGGCAAAGAAACCTGACAAAGTAGTAAGAAGTTGGGTGCCACAACGTGCTGCATTCGAACGTGAGAAGGATAATACACCGTTTTATAATTCGTGGCCTTGGCGTAAGTTACGCAAAGCATTCAGAATCAATCATCCTTTGTGTGTGTACTGTGAAGCAAATGACATCGTGACACCGGCAAAGGTTGTTGATCACATCGTACCTATCAACAAAGGTGGCGCACCATTAGATATAAATAATTTACAAAGTTTATGTGAAAAATGTCACAATAGTAAATCATCACGCGAAGCAAGGGGTATGGGGTAAAATCACCAGTGTTCTAACTGGACCGACATCGCTGTTTAGTTGAAATTTTACTCTTTGGATAGTTGGAAGGGGGGGGTTAATTAGTTAAATATAAAGTTTATGGAAAAAATGAAAGTTGTTTCAATTAATAAAGGCAAAGATACTTTATTGAAGGCACCAAAGCCGCCGGTTTATTTAACTGATGAAGCAAAAAAGCACTTCACGTTTATGGGAAATATTCTGGCGAAGAACGACCGCTTGAAGGAAACGTTTTTGAATGCCTTGGAAATTTACGCTGAAGCGATGGCGCAATTTGAATTTGCATTGCGCGAAATAAAACGCAAAAATAAAATTGAACCAGGAAAAGGATATATACAAAGATTTAATTCCGGTGCGCAAAACATATCTGTTGAATTGACATTAAAAAATAATGCCGAAGATACTTTGATGAAATGTTTCAAGCTTTTTGGCCTTGATCCTAAATCCGAAAAGGACCTGAAGGAAACCAACGATCCAAATCAAATTTCGCTATTTGCTGAATTGATGCAATCTAAAGTGAATTGACGTGTAACCTTATGTGTGGTTTATACCTGAAGGGGTATGATATATCATTCATTAACTATAATTATACCCGATAAGGTATTATAAGTCATTCAAATAAATTACGCACAACGGCTGACGCTAACCGATGTTCAGGAAAAGTAAGGACTGAACTTTCAGATTATTACAAATCTTACAGACACAAAACGACAATTAAATTTAACCTAAAGCCTGAATAGCGGTTAGCGTATGTTATCACTTCGGCTTTTTATTCCACTAAAGTATGAGAACAAAAACAACATTAAAAATTCTTTCTGAAACATCAGAAGAAACAAAAGAAAAAGTAAGAAATAATGCTAATAATTTAATTAAAAATCACTATCAAGAAATAAATGATATTGTTCACGAAAATCAAGGAAATTTAGGAGATATTACTAATCAAATTTATGAGTGGTTCAAACGATTCGAATATGATTATTCAAAAAATTGTGAATGTGAAACACGAATAGGCGAAACGTGGTGCTGCAATCAATGTGGTTTACCGACTACTAAATAAGCTGAGTGATAACGTTCCCGTGCTTGGCGATGTGCGGGTTAAAAATACGCAAAACTTTCGATTAATAACAAAACATAACAAAAATGACTGAACAAATAATTAAACACCAAACCCCGCATATTGCCAAACACGTGTTAGGCGATTGTGCTTCTTCGGAGGTTTATCTTATGGATTGTATTGCATTGATGAAAGAATATCCTGATAAGTATTTTGATTTAGCAGTGGTTGACCCGCCTTATGGGATAAATGCGGATGTAAAAAATAGCACGGATAAAAAGCAAAGTAAAAAAAGTGCTTCAAAGTCAAAAAAATACGGTGAGCAAAAATGGGATGCAGATGTACCAACCAAAGAATATTTTATTGAACTCTTTAGAGTATCAAAAGAGCAAATAATTTGGGGTGTAAATTACTATCCATTTGACTTTTTAGCTGGTGGAAGAATTTACTGGGATAAATGTGTAACGATGCCAACTTATAGCGATGGCGAACTTGCTTATTGCTCTTTATTAAATAGCATTAAATCGGTTCAAATAGCTTGGCACGGTATGATACAACACGATATGAAAGACAAAGAGCAAAGAATACACCCAACTCAAAAACCAGTAAAACTTTATGATTGGATTTTCAAAAACTATGCAACTGAAGGAATGAAAGTTTTAGACACTCATTTAGGAAGCGGAAGCAGTAGAATAAGTGCCAATAAAAATAAACTAAACTTTGTCGGTTGTGAGATTGACGAGGAATATTTTAACAAATCGTGCAAAAGATACGATGATTTCGTGTCGCAAGTGCGGTTGTTTTAGCATATCGCCTAACGTTTGTCGCTTGTGGTAGTTGGGAAAAGAAAGCCCGAAACACCGA